TTTGCTCCGGCGCTGGATTGACAGAAATATGTCGATTGATATTCAAACACCCATGTATTCCCCGCAGATGGCGCTGGGTAGGCGTAGAGCTTACCCCCGAACAATCTGTAGCTGGGGTATGGTCCTGTCGCTGTACGGGCCTTTAAGGCTTGCCATTCGATAGGAGATAGTGGCCCCGTCAATGGCTGCGTCAGGGTCCGGTCCCAGAACGTGCCGGAAGTGATGTAGGAAAACCCCGGCGCAAGCGTTGTCATAACACCTTGCAACTCTGCCGCCAAACTCGTGTGCGTCTTTTCAATCTGAGTGGCGGGCCAGGAATAGCGGTCGAGAAGCTCTCTGCCCTCGACCTGCGCCAACGCCAGTAATGTCCTCACATTCTGGTCTTGAGATGCAATTACAACCGATGGCCGCGTCAGGCCGATTATATCACACGAATTCTGGACGATGGTTAAAAGTGTCATTTAGTCCTCTTTTCGGGGTCGCCCACGCTTTTTTGTAGAATCATCTAAACGCTCCAACAAATCGGAAATCTGTTCGTCTTTCCGCTTAACTGTATCAGATAGAGCCTCAAGTTTAACCATTAGAGCAGAAACTTCCTCCGAAGTCTTGTTCTGATTCGCAGACGCCAAGTATGCTTTCGCCTTTTCCATCATCGCTACGCCGCCCATTCCCAGCTTGCGTATCGTATCGGCGTTAGCCGCGGCTAAATCCTCAATTGTTCTGACTGTCGCATTCTGACAGGTCTTTAACTGTGCCGGAGTCACGCCAGGCCAGTTTTTCAAATCTGTGCCGTTTACAGGAGCCTCGCGGCCTTCCTTCCAGGCCTCATATGCTCGGTAAGCAAACGGCGACGGCGGTTTCCTTCGATTGTCGCCATTCTTCCATTCGTACAGCAGCGCCTCATTAATTGGCTTATCGACGACTAATCCGCCGCCAGGCATCGTAATCATAGCAAATTCAACATCTTTAAAAACCGGCATTCCCTGATCGATCGATGCTTCCCGATCTTCCTCTGGCCGTAATTCAAACTCAACATAAAACCCGTGTCGTTCTTCCTGCAACATCTCAACCATAAAACTCTCCCTTTTTGCTTAAAGATGGGGACGCCCTCCGAAGAGCGCCCCCGTCCATAATTAAGCCGCAGTTCCATCGTCCATGAATGGCCGCTGAATCTCAAACTCAGCAAGGCCGCTGGACGGTGTGTCCACAGCAGATGCACCCAACGCCAGTTTCACACGATCACCAGCGACGACGGCATCATCGATGCTGCCAGCCGTGGAAGTCGCATATACAAGGCCATTGTCAGCATAGCTGGCTTTGGCTTTGCCAACCGCTTTGCCAGAAATCTGATACCAGCCATATGAACTGGCAACATTAATCGACATAGCGCAGGCAACTGGACCAATGGCGTTCGCAGCCAAAAGTGCAGTCGAGTTATCGTCGGCGTTGTACGTTACAAAAGAACCCAAAACCGTCGATGCGACGCCTTTGAGGTAGACGAACTCACCCGCACCATACGCTGTGGAAGCGCGGTCAACAGCGTTGACAATCGTCCCAAGCGGTTGGTTTTGAGTTGTGGAAGTATCCGCAATGTTCTGCGCCCCCACAATCGAGTTCGTAATCTGGTAGTCTGACATTTTACTCTCCTTTCAGAGTTGATCTAGGCTTTCATTACGCCCTGAAGTGAACGGTTGGAAACGGTCATGTTGCCCTGCCAAATGATCGGCAAAACCTGCGCGTCCTGGTTAACCGAAGACTTTTCGGGGACTTCCGTCCAGTTTGCGTCACGATGGGCGCAAATACCGATATAGTCGGTGTTCAAGAAATACGCATGAGCGTCCGGCATACCAGCAGCCGAACTATCATACACCACATCCGCGCCTTTGTACTTAATCGAAGTACTGCCGGTTTTCAGGTCCGTGGTGTTGGTATAGCGTTGGATGCTTGTCTGGCTATTGTCGAAGAACGTGAAGTAGGTGTCGTCCATGACAATCAGGTCAGGCATGTCGTTATTACGCGTCAGAGCCAACCACAATGGGAGCATCAAGCTCTCAATGGTTGTGGCGCTTGGCGTGATACCGGCTCCGCCTTGCAGCGGTGAGGCCGCAGACTGAAGGATGCTCTTCCAGAACGTGTAAGTGCTGGAATTGATTCCACCAACTGTACCCGTACCAGCATCCGACACAAGAGCTTGCAGACCATTGATCTGGTTAGCAGCCGTGCCGTCGCTGTAGATGTCAGTCGAGAAGTTATTTCCCGCTGTCCGCATCGCATTCTTCAACTTGTTTTTCACAAGTTTGATTACGCCTTCTTTGCCGCTGTTCTGGCGAACTTCGAGGCCAGACGCTACGACGTTGATGGCGACCTGTTTCCAGGCAAAATTGGCAGCGGTAAAGACTTCCGACTGCGCAATATCCAGCGTATCGTAGCCGCTGTAGCGTTGGTATGTGCCGTTCTCAGCATAATCCAGAGGCACCTGAATTTCCCAACCGCCAGAGATAAGATCAATGCGATCTTTTTCTGTCAGCCGTTGATGCAGAGCCGTGTGGTTCGACACGTTATCTTCCAGATACGTGTTTTTGAAATGGCGGTACGTTAGCGCCGCAATTTCGGTAAACGAGCTATTTGCGCCCATGATTCAGACCTTTCAAGTCTAGGCTGTCATGCGGTCGTCAACTAAAGCTCCGATAAAATCATCCACACTTTTAGCTTTAGCAGCACCCGCTGGCAGCACGCCAGTTGAACTAACTCGCGTTCCGCCCGCCCGTTTAGCAGCCGATGACTGCTTTTTGGCTTTGGAAATGCGTTCAGCTTCAGATTTAGCCTTAACATCAACATTTATCTTGGCCGCAACTTCGTCATTGGCTGCTACCGCCATTTTATAAGCTGTGGCTAGATACTGTTCGCTGGTTAGACCGGGTTTGCTTTCACGCAACGCTGAGACAATCGGGATCATTTCGGATTCAAGTTCGCTATAGAATGGATTGTCAGATGCAAATCCATCTATGACGCCCGAAACGACGGCCCCTTCTTGTTGCTCTTGTTGCGCTTGCTGTTGTGAGAAATGATTCTCGAAGCCTTGCAGACGGTTCTGCATGGCAAGCATTTGAGGATCGACGTGGTTTTCCACGCCGGGTTCAGTTAATGCAGAAATAGGAATTCCACGCTGATTTAACAGGTAGCGCGAGAAACCCACCGGATCGCTTTCTGCATAGTCGGAAAGGGCTAGAAGCTGACCGATTGCGGTGCTGTCGTCCATTCCACTCATTGCAAATTGCTGTCGGCGAGGCGCAATGGCCTGTTCCAACTTATCGTACATTTTCCTTTGTTCTGCGACTTCCATAGTTTTCCGCGTATAATCTGCCTCTTGGCTCTTAACGCGATCTGAAATCCATTGCTGACTTTCAGGCGGTAAGGTGTAGAAGGCTTCGCGGTCTTTCACCGACATAGATTGCGGGGCTGTGATGGTCTGATTATCAGGTTCAGAACCTTCGCTCTCTATGTCGCTATCTGTTGCTTCGTCAACAACGTCATCTGTGTGCGCTTCTTCCGAAGCACTTTGTTTTTCTATGACGGGTGCAGATTCTTCAGATGAATCCGCTTCCAGAACGTCAAACTGTTCGCCCATAAAATCATCCATGGACTGTGTTTCTACAACGTCTTCTGTGGTTTCCGACATATCTTTTCCCTTTTAAAAGTCGATCTGGCTTGCGATGGCGTCAACTGACTTATCGATGGCTTTATCCATCTCAGCGTTGATTCTGTTCTGGCCGTTCTTCTTAACGTCCTCGAATTCACCCTTTTCTTGAATTCGGCAGTCATGCTTGAGCAAGTTGGCGTTGTGCGCTGCCTTACCTTCGATTTGACGTCCGGTTATTGGGCAATTGTAGGTCTCATAGTCGCCAGAAACCATTGGCGAGGATAAATGAGACCGTTTGGACTCCAAATACACCCGTTTCTCCGTTTTAACGGGTCTGTGTGACCATTCGATCTTGCTGTAGTTGTCTTTGTAACCGTTCATCTTTGCACCTACATCAGCACTGTTGGTTCTTCGCCTTCGCCTTCAGCGACCATGATTGTGGTCTCAGACAGAGGAACATCACCGCCAACCATGCGTGTGGCAGCTATCACCTCATTAATACGCGACATTATCTCCGATGCACGGTTTAGGGCTTGCTCTGGGTCAGTTAGACTGCCTTCGGGGCCACTAAATTCAGCCATGATGGTCTTTGCAAGATCGACCTGACGCTGTTTGTCGGCTTCACTCGCGTCAAACTCCATACGGTCACGCGCCATCTGCATGTCGGCCTGTATCTTCATGCCTGGGTCTGCTTCAGGCTTTTGTGCTTCGTACTCTTTGAGAGACATTTCACGTTCTTTTAACGCAATTTCCTTCTCAGCCATCATCATGTCGGCTTGCTTGGAAGACGATTCCAGTTCCATCTTGGCTTGCTCAAGCTGCGCCTTCTGCTGCACCTCTTGTGCTTTAAGGGCAGCGTTCTGCTGGTCCATCTGCATTTTCATCTGCGCTTCTTGTGCGGCAGCAGCTTGCTCTTGTTGGGCTGCTTGCTGTTCAGCCTGTTGGGCTGCTTGTTGCTGTTGTTGCGCCGCCTCATCTCCGCCGCCCTGTTGATCTTCGCCGATCATATCCAGAGCATCTTCGACTTCACGGCCCATCTTAAATCGACGCACTGCTGATATTAACATCGACTTTGCAGCTTCCAGCGGCAGATAACCAGCAGCAACCGCCGGGCCAGCATTGCCAATGAAAGTGGAAACACCCTGGAGTAATCCCGTCATAGCCTCTTGGTCAGCCGCCTGATTACCAGAGACAGTCGCGTCAGTTTCAATATCGACACGGTAAGAGCGTTGCTTGTCGTCGCGTAATACTTGCAAACATTCTTCCCAGGTGGGTTTGTCTAGAACTTCCTGCAACATCCCTGGAATGGGTTGCTGCTGCTGCGCCATCATCTGAGCTTGCTGTTGCGCCTGCATCTTCTCTTCTTGGCTTGGCAGCTTAACGTCAGTCATCATGGCGATGCTGTCGGGTTGGAACTGCTCTGAGATAATCTCTGCCGCTATGCGGATCAGATCGCGGGCATAGCGTTGGACGTCGCGGCTCATGTCGTCCAGACGCATCGTGCCAAACTGCACTTTGAGTTGTTGTGCGCCTAAAGTCTCTGAAGACGACGACGAACCGCGCATAATGTCGGCAATGCCGGTTATTTCATAGATTGTCTTCTTTATTTGCTCTCTCTGGTTGTATAGGTCTCCCAGGACGCCCGCAATCCGTTCAATCGGCCACATCCAGATGGCGTTCCCAAGGCCGCCAGACTGCATCAGAGGCAACACATCCTGCGCCGGGATCATCATGTTTTCACCGGCATCCATCAGGTTCGACATCTCTGTGATGGTGCTGTCGTAAATGCCACGCACCTTACAGGCTGCTATGATCCCGCTAATCCGACGCGTGATGTTGTCTAGTTCGTCGGCTTGGTCCTTGTAGAACCGGAATGGCTCGACGGGGACAAGGCTGTCAGTGTTCTCAGTCGCGTAGATGGGACGCGGCGTCGGAAAGAAGTTGCTTAATTGCAACGGGTCTGGATCGACCTTCAGGGGCCGCTCTTTCAGACTTTTGGATATGAATATCACTTCCTTGTCGCGGTGTGACCATATCTCCCAGACCGTAGCGCGTTTAAACGTATCGGCTACAGCGTCGCCGTCTTTGTCTTCCATGCCGATTGGTGAGTAATCCAGCGTAACCTCGTCGCCAATCTTCTCACCGAATTTGGACCGCAGGTCGTCGCGGGTCATCAAATGCCGAAAGGCGATCCACTCGACCTCCTCCCAGATGCGACCTGGGCCATGGCGAAAGTCAGCCCAGTTGATATGCTCAAACTTGACCTCTTCGCCTTTCAGGTCGTCGTACATTCCGCCTTCGTCGTCAGGCTCCTCTGCGAACACCGGGTCATAGCGCACCCGTGTGACACCGCGACCGCACAGTTGCTGGTCTTTCACAGCCATTCGCATGTAGCGGTCGAAGTTGCACTCGTCCATCGTGTAAGACAACGCGCGTTCCAGAACGTCGGAGATTACTTTACCGACCGGGTCAGCGTCACGGTAGCGCCGACGCACGTCAGGCTTGGGAGACTGGTTGTATAACGCCGGACAGATCGTCTGGATGTTGGAATACAGGATGTTGTATCGGTTTGCGCCGCCATAGCGCCCGCCTTGAGACGACTTGGACTTCTCGTCGCGGTATCGAGCAGCCACGTCCTTTGCGCGGGATCGCCAATTAGCTTCGACCTTATCGCTCAGGTCTAGCTCTGCGATCCACCGCGCAACAACGCCGGGTGCGCCTTTACCCGCATCCTCTGGCGTGACCAGGGTGCCTTCTTCAGACTGGTATGAATTATCCTGCATAGCCGCCCTTCTTCTTGGGTTTCCCGTTGGTTGTGCCCATCAACGCGGCAACCATGCCACTATTATTTGGTTTCTTTGGCTTCATAGTCTTATTCATAATGCCCTCTATTGCAATAATGGCATGAATTCAAGAATAATTGCAACTTAATCGTATTGGTGACGACGTTTGCCCACTAAGTCAATTAGGTCGTTCATTGTCATGGTCGAGCTACTGCCGATGCTTAGTGTGGGGTTCTGGACGGGGGCCTTCCTCTTAACCGGCTCCTTCCATACCCATGCCAGGTAACGCAGTGTATCGGCGAAGTGGTTCGTCCAGTCATGGACAGGGGTATCGGTAAACGTCTTGGTTTTGTCGTTCCATGCCCGCTGAAACTGGCCTATGGCGCTTATGAAGTGGTCCTGGCGTTCGTCTATCCATAGGCGCGGGAATAGCTGCCTGACCGCCATGATACCTTGCTGCTCAGTATTCCGGTTTTGCAATATCGTGACGTTCTCAAGGCCATGGTCCTTTGTCATCTGTTCATATACGGACCGCCCCGCCGCCGCCAGTGTCTTGGCCTGGGCGTCATGGGGTAGCCAGTGTCGGGCGTACTCATAGGGCTTGCCGCGTATCACGCCCGCATAATGCGCCAAATCCTTACCGCTGGCGTGATAGCTGTCAATAATGCGCACTTCGCCCGCCAGCACTTGAACAAATAGAATTGCAGTGTCGTCGGTGTATCCGATATCCCATACCGTCGTGACGGGTAGCGTGTCGTCATAGTCTATGCGGCATATGCGACTGTCAGCCCGTGCCGCCGCTAGTTCGCTTCCGTAATAGCTACCTAAGATTGCCGCCTCAAAACTGCACATGTACTCCTGATCGAATTGGGCATTCCCGAATGCATCGCCGTATAAAGCGACGTATTCTTGCCGTATCTTTACCAGTTCATCAGCGTCGAATGCCCCGGTGTCGGTTACCGTTGATATCTCAGCGAACCAATCGGGATCATTCTTGAACTGATTGTACATCGTATGCGCATGGTTCTTACCGCGTGGCGTCGTAATGAATGCCGCCCAGCCGTTGTTTTCTCTTAGCATAGGGCTGATATATCCCCAGCTTGCCGGGTTACACAGCGCCCATTCGGAGAACGTCACGCCCGCCACGCCAGCACCGACGAGACTGTTATACCTGTCGCTCCCAATTACCTGCCATGTGGAGCCATTGCAAAATTTAATCATCATTGCCTGTTCATCTTTACCGGCCCTAATGATTTCCGGGAATGCCTCGTCTATGCGACGCTTGCCAGTGTGAGGATTAACCGCCGTCCATAATGAGCGTCTACCTTGTTCATATTCGGGTAGCGCATGCCAGTACGTTGCTGGGCGTGTCATTGCCGCGACGGCTGCGCGGTGCAGCAAAACGTCGTCCTTCCCCCACCTGCGATGCGCAATAGTGATGCTTCGACGCCCGCCCCTTTCAAGGTAGTCCCATAAGGGCCGCTGGCTTTCACGCGGCTTCCAATTATTCGGTATCCTGGCGACTACCATACCCGTTAATCGTCGCTATATCGGATGATCTCGATTTTAGTCAACCCATTGTTTTCGTTCTTGTTTATTTCCAATCCATGCAATTTTGCGATGTGCATAGTTGCTTGAACAGCGACCGATGTTTGATCTAGTTGGCGCGCTCTTTCCCTGTCATGCTCTAATTCGGCGGCCAAACTTTCGATTGTTACTTCGGTTTTCAAGCGATGTTTTTCTTGAAATTTGGCGACTGCATTTCCAACGTTAACGTTTGTTAGCAGACGTGAAGCCTCAATTCTCGCAGATTTTGGCGCATAACCAGCGCGAATTGCCGCTTGAGTTCCATTGCCATCTACAGCGTATTCGCGGGTAAATTTCAGTTGTCGCGCTGTCAATTTCTTACTCATTCCCTTGGGTTCCCCTGATAATCTAATCGATTAAATATTACCGCTAACCAATTAAAGCAAATTATTTTCACCATTATTAAATAAAGCAGTTGACTAACGTGAACACCTTATCTAATATCAAATTATCAAAACAACACGGGAGAAATCAAAATGAACAGAGAACAATGGTTAACACAAGCCGCGCAAGATTTAGAAGCAGCACTCTTTGCGCCACTCGACAAATCACTGCCTGAGAAATGGCGCGTTTCATGCAGTTGGCCTTCAAGCCGGGCCAGCGGAAAAAACGCCAAAGGCGTAATCGGCCAATGCTTTGACCCCTCAGCCAGCGCAGACGGTACCGCTGAGATGCTGATAAGCATGTCCCAAGACGACCCCATTGAGGTGCTGGCAATCCTGGCGCACGAAATGGTCCACGCAATTGAAGGTATAGCAGCCGGGCACGGGGCACCGTTTAAACGCACTGCGCTTGCAATTGGATTGACTGGCAAAATGACG